CCTTCTCACGCTTGGGAACATACTTAATAACCTCTTTAGATGGAGCGGGTTCTGACGGGGTAGGTTCTACTTGGGGTTCTTCTTCTGGTTCTTCTCCTGCTTCTGCCTTTTCAACTTCTTCAACCACCTCTTTGATACCTTTATCAAGTTCTTCGGTCGTCGGTTTAACATGGGATTTTGTTTTTTTCTTTGCCATACCAGTCCTTTAATAGGGTTAGGGTTATGTTTTAATAATAATCACATAAACTATTTATTGTCAAATCCTGATCTTAGTTAGTCAGCGACAGGGCAGATGTAGTTGGACAGTTTCCCGTCTTTCCTCACTCCGCAGTCGCTGGCTAACGAAAATTATGATTATTTCTTTGCCATCCCTGCCATTGCCTTTTCCATTGCTTGCTTGGCCTTCTCTGGTGTAGAGAGGAAGGCTTCCAGTAACATATAATTTCTTAACCTTGCTTTGAGGAATAAGTCGTGGTTAGTGTTGTGTTTGGTTTCAGTCAACTCTTGCTCTACAGAGTCCCTCATAGAAGCAATGTAAGTCTTAATACCACCAATAGTGAGCTTGCTCTGTTCCAATGCTGTCATCCATGAGTTAAGCGTCTCCCTCTCTTGAGTGGTTAGCTCCTCATGCTTTAACCCTAATTTCTTTAATATCTCTTGTGTTGTCATGCTTGTGGTTGTTGCTGTGGTGCTGGCAAGGCGGGAGCGGGAGCCTGCCCTGCACCCACCCCTGCCATGCCAGCCATTAACATATCTTGTTGTTCTGATTCAAACTCCATTATATCATTGATGTTCTCTGGGTTAAGATCAGCAAACTCTAATAGCTTCCTTTTGTATATCTCATCCAGTTTGAAGTTGTTCGGCATGAACATCTTGGCGGCATTGAGTTTCTGTAATGTTTCCGAGTCTTGAGCGTCCTTTTCGTCCTGACTCCAGACCTTCGTCTGATAACCCGACTCTGTCATCCAGTCATTTGGCTCAATCTCTCTACCATAAATGTCATTAGTGTTTCTACCCTTCTTGTAAACCTTAACTGCGTCAATCTTGTCCTTGCCTGCTTCAATTAGCTTGAGGAACATTCTACCCCTCTCCTGCCATGCAGGGGTGTAAAACTTAGACATACCCTTAATTCTCTCCTTAGCCTCGCCAAGAGCTAATTGGACTTCACCCAGCGTCACCTGACGCTCTGTTTGCACCCCTTGCTGTGTAGGGGTAGCACCTGTGGCCTTCTCTGCCATCTCAAGCAGGAAGTTCATTTCATCAAGAGACTCGGATAGATCGGGAATATCAACCTTCTGTAATACATCTTTTGGGTTACCTGGCACTCCATACCAACCCCAAGCAACGGGGTTGAATGTTTGGGGCTTGAAGCCCTCAATGGTTGAGTCATAGTAGTGCATACCGAAGTTTCTCAAGGTTCTGTTCTCTACCAACTGGCTAAACCAGCTATTAAGCACCTTGTTTGGTGTTCTGATGATGTCACCAATGCTGTCACTCCAAAAGTCCTGCCTCTCAAGATCATCAGCCCAGGTGTTGTAAGGGAAATGATTTCTCCAGTAGTTATCGCTAGTCGTCCCAATCACTTCTTCAAGCGGTTTCTTCATTAGAATCTCCATGTCTTCAACCTCTACATAGAGATATAGTTGCTCATCCTCGCTCCCCTCTTTGTGATAGACGAAGTGTAAGCACAATTCTACATAAGTTTCACCCAATACTGGACTGTCTACATCCTCAATCCCCATCTCCTCCATCTTCTTGTTCTTCTCTGTCGCCATCTCCTTGTTAGTGCCAACCTTGATAATGCCGTGTTCACTAGCCGCCCATTGCTTGATCCGCTTGATTGCTTCCTGATCATAGTTTGGGTCATTCTCAAGCTCTGCCAATGGCTTGTAGATATGAGTGTGGATCAAGAACCTTGATGTATGAATGTCAATCGGGTTAGCATGGCGTGATATGAGAATGTCCTGTGGGTCTTGGACTGTCATCTTGATCTTGCCATCCACTATCTGCCACTGATCAAAGCTCCTGCCATAGAGGAACACCTGGCGTTTATCTACAATGTCTTGAAGCTCTAGTTTGTTATCCTCCACTACCCACTTCCAATACTCATTCTGAAACACCTCTGCCTCTTTGTCATTGTCAAGGTTCTCGAAGTAAAGCACTGGCATATCATCCACATCTTTGAGAAGGGTGCGGACTGTCTGCTTCATGAGTGGGAGATTTACACTTTGGCGCTGGGTGAGCCTGTTGATTGTCACCTTATCCCTGTAAAGGGTGTAGTTCTCCAGCCAATCAGCCTGTCGGCGTTCTCTGTAGTTGTAGCCACTCTCTTTGTTTAACCGCAACATCTCAAGCTCTGGGTTTTCTTGTCGGAGTTCTTCTGCCATGTTTCAACTCTACATAACAAAAGTAGTTTAAGTCAACTACCCAGGCAAACCCTCAAAGAATGGCCTAACTCCCCCCGGATCGTTTGGTTTCCAGTCTACCTTCTTGCTATCATAACTGACCGCAAAGTATCTGAGAGCCGCCATCAAGTCAAAGTGGCCACCAGTAGGGTCTCCGCTCTCATCTAACACTGGCAGGATATCACCAGTGGCCGTTTCTCTCCACTTTAAATTCTCAATCTGTCTAATGAAGTTCTGGTTCTCTGGAGTATCAAAGACAAAGAGACTGGGGGCGTTCTGTATCTTCCTGTCATCTGGTAAGTAAACCTCTTTCCCTGGATGAGCTTTCAATTTCTCATTCACCTTTTCTACACAATACTCCACCCAACCCTTGAGGTTCTGACCAATCTCTTTGTTCGCCTTCTGGATATGTAAGTTGTGTTGTTTGAACTCCGTGAACCACTGACCACCACTAGGGTCGCCAAAGCTCATCACCTGGCTCAAACCGTAATCGCTTGCCAGTATCGCTTCGGCATGTCCCTTGATATCTCTATGACTATCCATGTAGCTAGAATCAATGAACCAGTTACCTTCATTATCTATCCTCACTCTTGGTGAAGCGGTAAAATGAGCCGAACCATAATCAAAGCCCCGGCCAACCTTCCACTCCTTTGGCACATCAAAAGGTTTAATGATATGTATTTCTCTATCCCAGGGCTTGTGGGCTAAGCCAGTAAACTTCCTGAAGTCGGCCATGTATTCTTGAGCGAAGGTGTCCTCTGATAGTTCCTCTTTGGCGCTATCTAGCTCTCCTTTGGGAATGAAGGGGTTGTCGTATGAAGTAAACCTCCATGACTTGTAATTCTTATCTACCTTCTGACCCATTTCAAAGAGGTCGTGGAAGTGATTGAAACCTTTGGGAGTACTAATGAAGATAGCTGGCGCTTCGTAGTCCGTAAGAGTTGGTCGTAACACTTCCGACCATAACCACTCCCAGTTGCGTATACTTGCAATCTCGTCAATAACCAAACCTCGCAATTTAACACCCCTAAGAGCATCAGGATTTTCAGCACCCTTAAGCTCAATGATACTGCCGTTGTGAAGCGTGAAAGATAGTTCTGTTTCATTTTTCTTTTTTATCCATGCCGTTGGTATCTCCTTTTGGAAGTCCCGCCAATGGATCATCTTTGACTGCTTGTATGTCGGGCTGACAATAAAGTAAAGACCGGGCTTAGCCGCCCAATCTAAGACAATCATTCTCGATAGAGTGCTTTTGCCCCACCTTCTACCGGCGCATATTATCTTAAATCTATGCTTATCAAGCGCTACCTCATATTGTCCGCCAGAGTGTAGTGGGACTTGTAGTTTATCATCCATTTATTTTCCTTGAGTGAAAGCAACACCAATTTCTACTTTAGTCAGACTGGTAGGTGCTTCATTCATCCCATGATTAACCTTCAATAAGAATATCGCCATTGCCGCATTTACTTCCTTGCCGCCATACATCCCATCATTCATCAGTTGAACCTTCTGTTTACCCTTAACCTTTTTTATTGTGGCGTAAAATTCAGGATACTTCTTGCCCCATCTCACCAATGTATCTCCGTCAACCCCAAGATGATCTGCCAACCCCTCTACTGTTGGCAGTGCCATTTGTTCTCTGCCAACCATCAAAAAATACTCTTTTACCTTCCCAAAAATATCAGGAGTATACTTAGTTGGTCGCCCTACTGGTCTTTTTGCTATTGCTTTTATCATGCCTACACCTCAATCTTTCCTAACTATCGGTCTTAAAACGACCTCACACAATCGCCTGTAGCGAGTTTTCCAAGACCTCAAGCACTATTGATACCTCTCAATTAACTACCTCCAGCGCTATCCAATCCATTCCCACTAAGTCTGCTTCTGATAACACCCACTGATGATCTTTGCCATCCTCTTTGTTGAGCATTAGAAAGCCATCCTTCAGATAACCAAATATCTTTTTGTTGTTCCACTCCAGCTTAGTTATCATCCTGCCTTTAATCACTGACTTCATGGCCGTAGGAAAATCGAGCCTTGTCTCTTTGAATAATGGTTGCCTTGTCTTTAATACTGGGCTATGTCCGTCTGTCATTTCTCACCGCCTTTCAAAGTCGCAACTCCTGTAACCTTAATATGTGGTTTGCCAATACTACGATCAATCACCGATGGGCTTGTGCTTGCGCTTGTTGATGGCGAAACACTAGACTGGAAAAAAGCACTAGGTTCACTTAGGGCAGACGAATGTACCTCTCTTAATTTCTTAAAAATTCTTTTTAATAATTTCATACTGACTTTAATTGTGTAAAATATGTTTTGTTACTTATCACAAAGCTCTTTCTAATATACCCCTTCTTAATTAATGAGTTAATCGCATTGACGATTGTAAAACTCTTGACCCCCTGCTCTCCCATCTGCTTCATTATCTCTTTTCTCGGTATTGGAGTCTTCTCTGTCTTCGCCCAATAGCCAACTACACACATAATATCATGCTGTAGCTTGTTTATTGGTCTAAAATTCACATCAAATATTCTCATCCATAGTTTCTAATTTGTCATATTCTTTTTCTAAACATTCAGCGCAATGGCTGTAGTCCTTTAACATACTGGATAGGCCAGAGCCAATCCTCATTACCTTGCCACAGACATAGCAAACTATCTCTCTATCCTTCCCGGCACTTCGTTTTCTTGCCATATTTTCCATTTTACCACATAGCGATTCAGCAACACCAGGCAATAGTGAATGGCATTGCGGATGATAAGGCTAATTTTTTGTTTCAT